AGATTCTGTTAAGAATGCTAGAGATACTTTTAACATTATCCAGATACAAGATACTATGATCCATGTTCTATACCGTAGAGATAAGGAGAAAGATATAATTATAAAAAACCAAGATACAGTTATTCAGGCTCAGAGATATATTATTAATAGCCAGGATACTATTATTACCACTCAAGCTTTTGACATTAAAAGATTAAAGAAGCAGAGAAATATTTCAGTATTATTAAATGCATTATTAACCACTGGACTGATTATCAAATGAAAACTAAAATAACCCTATTTACTTTGTCACTCTTCTCATTCTTTGCTCCAATTGAACTAAGTGCTATTCTCTTAATGTTTATAATTTTAGTAGACACAATAGTCAAACTTATATCCCTTAAGAAAATTGCATGTGATGAAGGTAGAAAATATAAAGATGTCTTTAAATCTAAGTTGTTAAGAAGAGGTTATATCTTTAAAGGTGCTGGTTATTATATATTTGCAGGTGCTGTTTTTCCACTAGATTATTATGGTTTTACTCCATTTGCTCAAGGACTCATTAAAGCAACGGGATATGATATTATTATACCTTCTAAAGCTTTCTTTACAAATGCACTTATTTATATATTTGCCATTATAGAGTTATCATCTATTAATGAAAACTGGTTTGATCTTACAGGCAACAATATCTTTAGAGGAGTATTTAGAGTTGTTAAAGCTATTAGAGGTGGAATACAAAAAGTCTCAGATACTTATAAAAACATAAAAGAGTAACTTATGAGCTATAGTTTTTTACAAGAAGAGAAGTCACCTAGAATTCTAGTTCAAGCTGTAAAACTACTTGGAGTTAAAGAAATAGTAGGTTCAAAACATAATCCAGTAATTATGGATTGGGCTAAAGAACTTAAATTAGATAAAGTTTATACGGCAGATGAGATTCCATGGTGTGGTCTATTTATTGCATACTGTGCTCATGAAGCTGGTGTAGAAGTAGTTGATAAACCTCTCTGGGCTTTAAATTGGGCTAAATACGGAACTAAAGTAACTGAACCTATGCTAGGTGATATACTTACCTTTAAAAGAAACGGAGGAGGGCACGTAGGACTTTATGTAGGAGAAGATAAAGATTGTTACCATGTGCTTGGTGGAAACCAGGGAAACTCAGTATCAGTCACAAGAATATTAAAATCAAGATTGCACCAAGCAAGAAGAACGGCATGGAAAGTTGCTCAACCAGCAAATGTCCGTAAAATTCAACTTAGTGCAAAAGGTATAATCAGTAAAAATGAAGCATAATGAAATTTAGAAACAGTTGGAATGCAACGGCTAAGCAATGGGATAAGCTAATAATAAGATTAAGAATCTCATCATTAGATATCTTTGCTCTTGAAGTAGATCTATCAAGAGACTTTTATTTAATAACAATATTAAACTTAACTCTTAAAAACAGGTAATCATGATACATAGTAAAAATCAAATGATCAGATCCATGAAGAGCTATGAAGTAGGTGGCTCTAGTTCTGATTGTAATTCACGTGATGGTGGATGTGGTGCTAAAAAAGCAGCTAGAAAAAATAATAGAAAAGCAGCTATGCGTAAAATTGGTAAAGCTATTGGGGGTGCTGGTAGTGCAGTTGGTACTGTAGTAGGAGGCGCACTTCTTGGCGCTGCAGGATACGGACTTAAAAAACTTTCTGAACAAAAGAAAGGTGGAACTGTAAAAAGAACTACTAAGAAAAAGTAATATTACTTAAACTACTATGATCCAGGTACTTTCTGTGCCTGGATTTTTTTATTTAAACCATATACATTTAAACTTATTTTGTATATTTGTTGTAAACCAATAAATTAATAGTTATGGAAAACCAACAAGAAAGAGAGTTTACAGCAGAAGAACTTGCTGCTCAAAAAGAACAAATGCTTCAGTTTTATACGGAATCATTACCTTATTTAGAAGCACAACTTAAGTATGAAGATTTACTTATGAGAATTGATGAAGCTAGATTTAAAAGAAATAGTATTCAAATGCAATGGGCAATGATGATGCAAGCCCAGCAAGAACAAGAACCAGAAGGTGATGATTCTGATATAGATAATGATCCAAATATTCCTGAGCAAGGAAAAAAGAAGCTTAGAAAAGGATAATCATGGCTTTAGTAAATCAAGTACAGAAAAGAGTAAAAATGCCTAAATGGGATGTAGTTAAGTTCCAGATATTAGTGCATTGCTATATTAATAGAATTACTATGAGTGATTCTGATTTAAACTGTCTTACTTTACTAAGTCTTAATCAACCTATTGAACTTACTGAATTTTGTTATGATGCATCTTCAGAAGAATCTTGGATTTTTAAATCTCCACAGACTGTAAGAAACTGTATCAATAAGGCAGAAAAAAATAATCTGGTAGTTAAGGATTTAGAAAATAAAAAGATTATTTCTTTAAATCCTAGTTTAAAAATTCAAACTGAAGGTACAGTATTACTTGATTATAAATTTTTGGGGAATGAATCCGAAGAAGTCCACTAAATTATATCAAGCAGTAGCAGAGGACTTAAATATGCCTGAGTCACTTGTTGAAAATTTAATAGAACTCTATTATAAAGATCTTAGAACTTGTATGTCACAATTAAGTCATACCAGAATAAATGTTACGGGTTTAGGTCATTTTTATGCTAAGTCTCAGAAGATAAAAAAAGATATTATCAGTATTAGTTCTATTCTTAAGACGCATGATGTATCAACATTTAGAGCATATTTTAACAAAAAGAATTATGAAGAAACTTTAGATAGGCTTATTATTTTAGATAAAGAATTAACAGAAGAAAAACAACTAAGAATTACTTATAAAGATGAAAGCAGCACTAAAAGCAATTTGGGAGAACAAGACCAAGATCATTGAAGGCATAAAGAACTCAGTAATTAGAGATGAGTTTGTAGAAGATGTAGCCCGTATGAGATTTGATGTCTGTGATGAATGCTCCAGTAAAGGAAAGAAATGTGCAGTAAAGGGTACATCACCATGCTGTAATGAATGTGGATGCTCATTAGCTTTTAAGACCAGATCTCTTTCTTCAGACTGTCCACTTGGTAAGTGGCAAGCAATTGCTACAGAAGAAGAAGAAGATAAACTAGATGCACTATGAGTATAGTATTTAATGCAGATGACCACAGTTATGTTAGTGTAGATCCAAATGATCAAATCAAATGGACTAGTGTAACAACATTGGTATCTAGTTTAAAGAAACCTTTTGATGCAAAGAAAGTAGCAGAAAGAGTAACTAAAAACAAGAAATCAAAATGGTATGATATTGATCCTAAAACTATTATAAAGATATGGGATAATGAAGCTAACAGAGCCACCACACTTGGTACATTTTATCATAACCAAAGAGAATCTGACTTATGTTCATTAGCATCTATTGAAAGAGAGGGTGTAACAGTTCCGGTATTTAAACCTTATGAAGGAGAAAATGGTTTAAAAATTGCACCTTTACAGAAATTAGATCCAGGTGTGTATCCTGAACATATGGTTTATCTCAAGTCAGCAGGCTTGTGTGGCCAATCAGATTTAGTTGAAGTAGTCAATGGTAGAGTTAACATCATTGACTACAAAACTAATAAAGAGATTAAAACAGAATCATACAAGAACTGGGAAGGCATGACAGATAAAATGCTTGACCCAGTACAGCATTTAGATGATTGTAACTTTAACCACTATGCTTTACAGCTCAGTGTTTATATGTATATTATATTAAAGCATAACCCTAAGTTACAACCGGGTAAGATATTTATTCATCATATTACTTTTGAAACAGATGGTGAAGATCAATATGGTTATCCTATTGCTAAGTTAGATGTAAATGGTGAGCCTATTGTAAAAGAAGTTATTCCAATGCCTGTGCCTTATCTATATGATGAGGTTATTGCAATAATTAACTTTATGAAAGATCATCCACACTTAATTAAAAAGAAATGATTATAAGACTATTTGATGTTCAGAATGGTAAAGTAATTCCAACAGAACATTGCTATACACTTAAGGCACTTAAAGATATCATGGATAATTATCCAGATGATCATCTTAAAATATATCAGTATCTTTTTTACATGACATGCCCCAATCCAGATATGAATCCTTTCTTTCATACTCCTGAGATTGACAAAGAGCACATAATACTAAAAGAAATAGAAGCAGAATTTTCTACAGAGGATGATGACATACATACAGCACTTTCATTCTGCCAGAGAATGTATGAAACTCCAACATCTAGAGCATATCAAGGTATGGCATCTATGTTAGATAGATTAGCTAGATACATGGAAACTACACCTATTACTGCTGGTAGAGACGGTAACATTAATTCTCTTGTAGCAGCAGCAAAAAACTTTGACCAGATCAGAGCATCATTTAAAGGAGTATATAAAGATCTCCAAGATGAACAATCTAGTAAAGTAAGAGGTGGAATCGGAATGGCATATGACCAATAACTATGAGTGAAATCTATCAAGACATACCAACCTATGACAACGGACAATGGACAACTACAAGCTTTGAATCCAGAGAAGACTTCAGTAACTTCATATTTGGGGTTTTCAAAGAACCTGGTAAGTACGGCTTCAATGACACTACTAATCAGATATTTATATCAGAGTCAAACAAGTTTAGAAGTGATGGAGTATATTGCACAGCCCCTTTCAAATCCAAAGACTTTATAGCTTATTGGGATGACCAAAAAGCAAAATGCAAAAAAGGCATAATAGTTAAAGATTCTGGTAACACATGGTTTCTTGCAAGAGAATACTATATGTGGTTAAACTTCTTACCAATCTTTGATAAAGAAATACAGAAGTTTGGATTTGCTAAGATAAGGGATGCACAATATCACATGGCTCTTTATGAACTATTAGCAGAACTAAATTACAAACATGTAGCTATTCTAAAGAAACGTCAGATTGCATCTTCTTACTACCATATGGGTAAACTATTAAACCAGCAGTGGTTTGAACCAGGGGTTACTCTTAAGATAGGTGCCTCACTCAAAGACTATATTAATGAAAAGGGTTCCTGGAAATTCTTACAGGAATACGCAGCATTCTTAAATGAGCATACAGCATGGTATAGACCTATGTCTCCTGACAAGGTAATGATGTGGCAACAAAAGATTGAAGTAAGAAAAGGAGATAGAAAAACAGAAGTTGGCCTTAAAGGTACTATACAAGGTATGTCATTTGAAAAAGATCCAACAAATGGTGTAGGGGGTCCGGTAAAATACTTCTTTCATGAGGAAGCCGGTATTGCTCCAAAGATGGATCAGACATATGAGTATATGCGCCCAGCTATGAGATCAGGTATGGTTACTACAGGTATGTTTATTGCAGCAGGATCTGTGGGTGACTTGTCTCAGTGTGAACCACTAAGAGATATGATCTTGAATCCACTTTCAAAAGATATATATGCAGTTGAAACTAACCTTATTGATGAGAAAGGTACTATTGGTATGTCAGGATTATTTATTCCTGAGCAATGGTCAATGCCTCCTTATATTGATGAGTTCGGTAATTCTTTGGTGGAAGAAGCTCTTATAGCTTTAGATAATCAGTTTGAACAATGGAAGAAAGAACTTAATCCAGAAGATTACCAGTTAAGAATATCTCAGCACCCAAGAAATATTAGAGAAGCATTTGCACATAGATCAGTATCTATTTTTCCAACACATTTAGTTGCTGCTCAACAAAGAAGGATTGAAGAGAAAGAATATGCATATGAGTTCTTAGATATCTTTACAGATGATATAGGTAAAGTTGCTGTAAGATCAACTGATAAACAACCAATTAAAGAATTTCCAGTTACTAAAAAATCAGAAGATAAAACAGGTGTTCTGGTTGTATGGGAAAGACCAATTAAAGATCCTACATTTGGTCAGTACTATGCATCTATTGACCCCGTATCAGAAGGTAAAACTACAACATCAGAATCACTCTGCTCTATCTATATCATGAAAGCTCCTGTAGAAGTAACAAAAGTTACTGTGGGAGAAACAGAAACTTACATAGAACCAGATAAAATTGTAGCTGCTTGGTGTGGTAGATTTGATGATATTAATAAAACTCACCAGAGACTAGAGTTAATCATAGAATGGTATAATGCTTGGACTCTAATTGAAAATAACATATCATTGTTTATTCAGTACATGATATCTAGAAAGAAACAAAAGTATCTTGTACCAAAGAGTCAAATTATGTTCTTAAAAGATCTAGGTTCAAATGCTAATGTATTCCAAGAATATGGTTGGAAAAATACTGGTACATTATTTAAGGCTCACTTATTAAGTTATACTATAGAATACTGTAGAGAAGAACTAGATGTAGAAACTAAAACAGATGGTACTATTGTACGGACTAAGTACGGAATAGAACGTATTCCAGATCCTATGTTACTTAAAGAAATGCAAGAGTATGCTGATGGGGTCAACGTGGATAGACTTGTATCATTTGCTGCATTAGTTGCATTCATGAGAATACAGCAAGCTAACAGAGGTTATTCTAAAAGAGTAATCATGGATGATGCTTCTAAAAACTTGCAAAAGTCAGAAAATTTGTTTAAATTAAATAAGAGTCCGTTCCGTCATATGGGAGGTGGCTCTAAAGTTATTAATGGTCAAGTTTTTAAAAGGTCAGCTTTTAAGAACTTTAAATAATAGATATGCAGGTATATAATGCTTTACAGTTAAAGAAGGGCGCTAAAGTTGAGCAAAATAGGATGGGTAGTGTTACCCAACCTTTACAATTTATTTCTTCTATAGATAAAGATGAAGAATGGGCAGCATGGAATCTTGACTGGTTAGAATGGAATGGTCTAAAACAAATCCGTAGAAATGCCCGCAGGTTAATGAAGAACTATAAACTTGCAAAAGGTATTATTGACAAAGGTGATTATATAATTGAAGAAAATAATGAGTACAGAGATGTAGTAGAACTTTTAACTAAAGAAGACCCTACTGCATTAGAACTTAAGTTTTATCCTATTATTCCAAATGTTATTAATGTTCTAGTAGCTGAATTTGCAAAAAGAACTACTAAACTAACATATAGAGCTGTAGATGAATTCTCATATAATGAGATGATGGAGCAAAAAAGAAAGATGGTAGAGGAAACTCTTATGTCTAATGCTCAAATGAAAATTGTTTCTGCTATGTTAGAGGCTGGTATGGATCCAGATTCTCCAGAAGCACAAGAGCAAATAAGCCCAGACAATTTAAAAACATTACCTGAGATTGAATCTTTTTTTAAGAAAGATTATAGATCTATGGTGGAACAATGGGCTTCACATCAACATAAAGTGGATGTAGAAAGATTCCGTATGGATGAATTAGAGGAAAGAGGTTTTAGAGATTCATTAATTACGGATAGAGAGTTCTGGCATTTCCATATGATGGAGGATGACTATGATGTAGAACTTTGGAATCCAGCAATTACATTCTATCATAAATCTCCAGATGCTAGATATATTTCTCAAGGTAACTGGGTAGGTAAAGTAGATATGCTTACTGTTGCTGATGTTATAGATAAGTATGGTTACATAATGACCGAAGAGCAGTTAGAAGCACTTGAAGCTATTTATCCAATTAGATCTGCTGGTTACAATATTGGAGGATTGCAAAATGATGGGTCATTTTATGATGCAACTAAATCTCATGAATGGAATACCAATATGCCTTCTCTTGCATATAGACAATATACTTCTGCTGTAGCTAATTCTATTAGTGATGGCGGAGATATTATTAATCAAATTCTTTCTCAAGGAGAAGATTATTATGATCAAGGTACTGCATACTTATTAAGAGTAACTACTGCATATTGGAAGTCTCAACGTAAAGTAGGACATCTTACAAAAATTACAGAAGAAGGAGAAGTACTTAATGAGATTGTAACAGAAGATTATAAGATTACAGAAAAACCTGTATATGATACAAGGCTCTTTAAAAATAAAAATAAAGAGAACTTAATTTTAGGTGAGCACATTGATTGGATTTGGATTAATGAAACATGGGGTGGTATAAAGATTGGTCCAAATCTTCCGTCATTCTGGGGTATGAATAATCCAGGTGGCTTTAGTCCTATTTATATTGGAGTTGGTAAAAATCATATTGGTCCACTTAAATTCCAATTTAAAGGGGATGTTTCTCTATATGGTTGCAAACTTCCTGTAGAAGGTGCTGTATTCTCAGATAGAAATACTAAATCTACTGCACTTATTGACCTAATGAAGCCATATCAGATTGGATACAATATTGTAAATAATCAGATTGCAGATATCTTAGTAGATGAACTTGGTACTGTAATTATGTTAGATCAAAATACTTTACCTAAACATTCACTTGGTGAAGACTGGGGTAAGGGTAACTATGCCAATGCCTATGTTGCAATGAAGAATTTCCAAATCCTCCCACTTGATACATCAATTACAAATACAGAGAATGCATTAAACTTCCAGCATTTCCAGAAACTTGACCTTGAGCAAACAAATAGATTAATGTCAAGAATTCAACTTGCTAACTACTTTAAACAACAGGCATATGAAGTAATTGGTGTTAACCCACAAAGAATGGGGCAACAGTTATCTCAAACAACTGCTACCGGAGTAGAACAAGCTATGGCAGCATCTTATGCACAGACAGAGATATACTTTATCCAGCACTGTGATTATTTAATGCCTAGAGTACACCAAATGCGTACTGACTTAGCACAGTATTATCATTCTACTAAACCATCTGCAAGACTATCTTATATTACTACAGCAGATGAAAAAGTAAACTTTGAAATAGAAGGTACTGATTTGTTAATGAGAGACCTTAATATTTTTGCTAGTACTACTGCAAATCATAGAGCTGTTCTTGAGCAGTTAAAACAAATGGCTATGCAGAATAATACCACTGGTGCTTCTATTTATGATCTTGGTAAAGTTGTACAATCTGAATCTATTTCTGAATTAAACAATGCTCTTAAAGATTCTGAACAGAAACAGCAACAAATGAAGCAACAGGAAATGCAACAACAACAGCAAATGCAAGAACAAGCACTTCAAGCTAAAGCTCAAGAAGAAAAACTTAAGAGAGACTTTGATATGGCTGAAGCTGAGAAAAACCGTCAAAGGGATATTCTTATTGCTGAGATTAAATCTGCAGGATACGGATCTATGGTTGATGTTAATAAGAATGAACAATCAGATTATGTAGATGCTATGAAAGAGATTAGACAATCTGAACAATATCAGGAACAAACTAATCTGCAAAGAGAAAAACAAGTTAATGAGAATATGAGACAATCTCAAAAAATGGATATTGAAAGAGAAAAATTAAATGTCCAAAAAGAGATTGCAGATAAGCAACTTCAAATTGCAAGAGAGAATAAAAACAAATATGACAATAAAACACAAAATAAGAAATAGTTTTTAGCTATATAGTCCAAAAAATTGTTTTTACTGTTTTAAATATTTGAAGTTTATTTTGTATATTAAATTATAACCAACAATAATAGTAATGGAAGAAACCAATAAAAAACCTGAAGAGGTACAAGACTCTACAACGGTAGGTCAAGTAGATGTAAATATTGATGAGTTATTTGGAATGCCTGGTGCAGAAAGTGTAATGCTTCCATCAGATGATTCAGATGATAAACCTAAGTCAGTCTTTTCTAAGCCAAAAGATGTAGACACAACGTTCTTTGATAAACCTGATTCTAAAACAGCTGATAGCAATAGTGATGATAACACTAAAGTTACTGCAGCAGAAGTTGATGAAGCAATTGCTCAACTTGATGACATGATCAATCAAGAAGAGGAAACCGGAAACAAAGGAAGACCAAAAGTAGATAAGTCCGGTCTTTCTGAGTTAGCACAGAAAATGATTGAAGAAGGTACACTTATTCCTTTTGATGATGACAAACCATTAGAAGAATATACTACTAAAGACTTTAGAGAATTATTTGAAGCTAACTTTCAAGAAAGAGAGAACAAGATTAGACAAGATACTCCAAAAGAGTTTTTTCAATCTCTTCCTGAAGAACTTCAGATTGCTGCTAAATATGTCGCTGATGGTGGTACAGATCTTAAGTCTTTATTTAGAACTCTTGCTCATGTAGAAGAAGTTGTTCAATTAGATCCATCAAATGAATATGATCAAGCAGAAATTGCAAGACAATATTTATATGCTACTCAGTTTGGTACCCCTGAAGAAATTGAATCAGAAATTAATGACTGGTCAGATCTTGGTAAACTTGAACAAAAAGCAAATCAGTTTAAGCCAAAGTTAGATGCAATGCAAGAAGAAATTATTGCAAGACAATTAGCAGAGCAAGAACAAAGAAAAGATCAGCAAGCTAAACAAGCAAAAATGTATACAGATAATGTATATAATACTTTGTCTAAAGGTGAACTTGCAGGAATTAAACTTGATAGAAAAGTACAAAGTTTATTATACTCTGGATTAGTACAACCTAATTATCCTTCTATTTCAGGGAAACCTACTAATATGTTAGGTCACTTGTTAGAGAAGTATCAGTTTGTAGAACCAAGACATGACCTTATTGCAGAAGCACTTTGGTTACTTGCAGATCCAGATGGATATAAAGGTAAAATTAAAGAGCAAGGTTCAAAGAAAACAGTTGAAGAAACTGTAAGAAAATTAAAAACAGAAGAAGGTAGAAAGATTAGTTCATCAACTATTGTAGATGAAGATAATGCAAGAAGACCACAAAAACAACAACAAAGAACTATCTCAAGACAGAACAATCTGTTCAAGAGATTTTAATTAGTAACAATTTAAATTAATATATACAATGGCAACTCCAGTAATGAACAATGGTATATTCCTCAGGGATACCGCTTACAATGCAAGTTCCCATGTGGATTCTTACCACTTGGTGAACATGCTGAAAGATGCAGAACCAATGGACTTAGGTCCAGTGGATCTATGGGCTATGTCCCAAAAGGTAGAAATGCCTCTTTATCAAATGTCATCATTTGGTGGCAAGAACGTTATCATGGTAGATAACGCACGTGGGGAATACAGATGGCAAACTCCGGTTTCTATTGACCTTCCTTACATTGTTGAGGATATTGAACCAAACAACAACTTTAAAGGTGTTGATGGTACTACATTCCGCATCAAACTTAACAAGAGAGAATTTGGACATGGTGATATCATTACTTATGACAAATACAATGGTGTTGAGATGTACATCACACAAGAAGATATTCTTCCTTTAGGTGATGGCTATATCTATACTGTTCAACTTGTAAACAATGATAACTACAAATATCTTGATGACAAGTACTTAGCTAACGGTACTAAAGTATTCCGTAAAGGTTCTGCAAGAGGTGAGTATGGTGAAAGATTCTCTGACATCATCACTAATGCAGGTTTCCGTGAATTCTACAACTACGTAGGTGGTGCAGAAGCTCACGTACACTACTCTATCTCTAGCCGTGCTGACTTGATGATCAAAGGTGGTATGAATGCAGATGGTACAGTTCCTGTAACTGAGATCTGGAGAACATACGATAAAACTATGGACCCATCTATTTCTTCTTTGGAAGATATGATTAAAGTAATGGGTAAGGATAAAGTTAAGAAAGCATTTGACAATGGTGACTTATCACGTACATTCTTAACCAATATGGAAGCTGCTCACTTGAGCAAAATTGCAATTGACATTGAGACTTACCTTATGTGGGGTCACGGTGGTAGAGTACGTCAGGATGGTCCAGATGATGTTAGATTGTCTGTAGGTCTTTGGAAGCAGTTGGATAACTCATTCAAAAGAGTATACAACAAAAATAACTTCACACTTGACTTGTTCCGTTCTGAGATCTACAACTTCTTCAATGGTAAAGTTGAATTCCAAGGTCCAGATCCAAAACGCAGCCTAGTTGTACAAACTGGTATGGGTGGTATGAGAATGGTTAATGAGGCTATCAAACAAGAGGCTATCTCTTCAGGTCTTCTTATCCAAGCTGCTGATATCGGTGCAATTACTGGTAAAGGTATGGACTTGAACTTTGGTTTTGCTTACACTTCTTATGTTATCCCATTCTTGGCTAACGTTAAGTTTGTGTTGAACCCAGCATTTGACAATGTTCATACAAATGATATTGAGAACCCAATCATTGATGGTTTCCCATTATCTTCTTACTCATTCATTATCTTTGACATCACTGATAATACTAATGACAACATCTTCTTATTGAAGTTGTCTTGGGATAATCAATTGAAATGGTGGTATCAAAATGGTACTATGGACTACATGGGACGTAGCCAAGGCTTCCAGTCTTCTGGTCAGTTCAATGGTTACCGTGTAATGATGAGCCAAACAATGCCAGCTATCTGGGTTAAAGACCCAACTAAAGTGTTGAAAATTGTTATGAGAAACCCTGTAACTGGTGGATCATTCTAATCTAAACTAGAAAGGATAGGGAGGAGGAAACTCCTCCCTTTTTTTCTTTATATTTAACCAACAAATAATAAAACCAACAAAAAAATGGAAAATTTCACAATGGTAGAAACGGGCAATGGTACCGTAAAACAAACAGCAATTGCTGTAAGACCGTTCTTTGACAACTCAGTCTCTAATATGGGATTGGAAAATTATGGCTTATCTCTGTATGATGGAGTTAAGCACTTTGAACAACTTGCTTGTCTTGAGCAGAATGGAGTTATTAGATATCTTACTGGTCTAAATGAATTTGCACCAGAGATCAAACTTCTAAAAGTTGAAGATAGAGAAGCAAGAGTAAAAGAAATTAGAACAGCTATTGCTGAACTTGAAACTGAGTTAGCAGCTAATGTTCTAGATATTGAGGATCCACAGTTTTGGAATAAAGTAAAATTACTTAAACCTGATAATAAAGAATTCTGGAATAGAATAAGTATTGCTTGTGGTAATGACCCTGTATTCTTAGATCCTAAAGATCCATATGATAGAATTAAACTTTATGCTATTGAAGCTGGAGGTTTTTCTATTGTAGCAAAAAGTTTTGATGATGCAAGATCAAGAGCAGTTCCGCCTAAGTTTTACTTAGACAAAAAAGAACAAACAGTTATTGCAAGAACTGAGTACAAGAAAATGCGTAACAAAGCACTTTCTGAACTTCAGAAATTATTTGACAAAAACAGTACTAAATTATTCTATGTATCTAAAGTAGTAGATGGTAACAGTACACAATATAAAAAAGGAACACCTAATGATGTTATGTATGAGAACATGGACTTGTACATCAATGGTGAAGGTGTTGAGAGCAACAAAGAAAGAGCAGCTAAGTCTTTCCTTGAAGCTGTAGGAATGGATATGGAAACACTTAAAATTAAATCAATTGTAAGAGATTCCGTATTTTTTAAGTATATTATTAATAAGGCTGATGGTTACATCTACCATGCTAAGACTAACGCATTGTTAGGAAGAAATGTATCAGATGTAGTTGAGTACTTGAAGAACCCTTTAAATGAGGATGTTTTAACAGATCTTAACAAAGCCTGTGAGAAATTTTGGAATTCTTAAAATAAATATAAAATGAAAACTAAAAAAAAATATCAAGGTGGAGGTGATGTTGGTCAACCACTAAGACCTTCTAATTTTGAAAAAAGACAAGCTAAAAAAGTAGGTAGAGCTCAAACAAGAGCTGCTGTTGCTAGTATTGAAGGAGAGGGTACTGTTGCTCAAAAAAGAGACAATAGAGCTGAGCGTGTATCTACAATGGCAGGAACTGCTAGAGCTAAAACTCCAAAATCAGTTTCTACATCTACATCTACATCTACATCTACAGTTAATAATAATAATAAACCTTCTGGAATGGCTAAAACTGCTCCAGAAAATATGAAAACTACTGGTAAGAATGTATCTAAACCTAGCGTTCCTGCAGGTAAACCAAAACCGGAATATATGAAAACTAGTGTTAAGAGTGTGCCTAAAGACAGTGTTAAAAGTCCTGTTAGATATCAAAAGGGTGGACCAATACAAACAACTGGAGCCAAAGGAATAGTTAGACCTGCACAATCAGCACCTAAAGTAACAATTAGTCCTAGTAGTGCGCCTAAAAAATCTACTAAAAAAGCTACTCCTCCACGTTCAACAATGGATTTAATTAGAGGTTCTAAAAAATCAGACTATGTTGGTACAGTTACTCAAGCTGCTAAAAAAGGCGGTTCAGTTAAGAAAATGCAAAAGGGTGGACAAACATCTCAGGCTGTAGCAAAAAAAATTGTTAAAGGTGTAAAGTCAGATGTTAAAACAGCAATTAACACCCCATATAATGTAATGAAATCTGTAGATGATAAATTAGAAAAAAGATATCCTAATTATACTAAACCAGGTGGTACATATGATATGATTAAAAAAGGTATTAAATCTGTATTTAAAAAGGGTGGTGCTAAAAAGAAATAATAGTGGCTACCAAAAAAACAACTAAAAGCAAAGTAAACCAGGCTGGTGTCTACACTAAGCCTGGTATGCGTGAGACTATATTCAAAAGGATTAAAGCTGGCACTAAAGGTGGAAAGCCTGGAAAATGGTCTGCTAGAAAAGCACAACTAATGGCCAAAGAATATAAAGCTAAAGGTGGTGGTTATAAAAACTAAAAAGTAATGGCTAAAGATCCTCAACAAAGTCTCAGAGATTGGGGTGCACAAAAGTGGATGACTTCTGGTACTCATGCTAATAAAAAGAAGGGCAAGAATAAAGAAGTAAAATCTAAGGGCTCAAAGAGGTATCTACCAGAAGCTGCTTGGGATTCATTGTCTGCTGGAGAAAAAGCTGCTACTAATAAAGCAAAAGCTGCAGGTAACAGAAAAGGAAAACAGTTTGTTAAACAGCCTAAGAACATTGCAAAAAAGACATCAAAACATAGATAATGGCAAAGAGTAAACTTAAAATGCAAAAAGGTGGCACACCTAAACCAAAATCACAATCTAATCAAACAATGAAAACTGTAAGATGGGAAGGTGGTAATACTGGTTTACAAGTACCAAGTTATATGGTTGATGCTACAGGTAATGCTCTTCCACAATATCAAGCTACAGTAAAAGATAGATTACAGAAAGCAGGTAAACTTTCATTTGGTGGATCAATAAAAAGAAAATAAAAATGGCACAGAATGCAAAACAACAAGCTGCAATAGCTATCTCAATGAAGAAAGCTGGTAAGAAACCTAAGATGGCAAAAGGTGGAACTGCTAAAAGTTGTTGGCCAGGTTATGAAAAAAAAGGTACTAAGAAGATGTATGGTAAGACATACAATAACTGTGTAAAAAAATAATATTATGGCTGCTCTAAGACCTTATGCTTTAAGAAATCCAAAAACAAATACTGTTGTACCGGGTGCTTTAGTTCTTTCTAATATTAAACCTATATCAGGAGATTGGTTTCCTGTTGTTGAAGGTATAGAAAGAAATGTTGTTAATCCAGTAAGTTATGATACTACTGTTAAAATAACATATCCTTCTTGTGTAAACTCACAAAGGTTTGGAGACTATGCAAAAACTTTTATACAAGCTCAAGGCTATACTCCTGATAATGTAGTATTATCTGAATCAATTTGTTCAGATGATATTGATGGTCCAGTATATGCTGATATACAAAATATTGGTCAAACTCCTGCATCACAAAATGATTTTTTAGGTCCTTTTATGTCAGGAGGTTTATCTGGATATCCTCATACAGGAATATTAGGTATTCAAGCTTGGGGATCACATATTACAAATACAACGAATGGTGCTTTATTTTTTATTAATACTCCCCACATTGGAATTTCTCAAGTAGGAAATGTAGGTAGGGTTTGGAGAAGAGGTAAGACGCAAGCTCAATCTTTAACAGATAACACTTGTGGTGCAGTTGCTACAGCAATTACATGGGTAGCAGCAAATGCTATTGCTCCAGTTGTAGCAAACTTTCCAGATGATTATCAAAACTATACACTATGTGATATACTTTTTCCATTTAAAGTAGCTCTTGCAGCTATACCAGATTATGGAGATCAAATGGTATATGCTACTGAAAAAATAAGATTAGCTGGAGATACTTTTTTAACAGGTGCATCAGGAATAATTGCTGCTAATGTTGGAGTAGGTATTGATGTATTTTATTGTTCAGGAACATTTATTAATACAGATGATGGATATAATGCTTATGTTAATGTTACATCATTTAAAAAATATAATAGTGTTGGAGGATGGGTAGATTTAACTACATCCTTTTTAGCGGGTTTATAAAATAAAAAATTATGGCAAACTTTAAAAGTCCAAGTTGGACAAGAAAAGAAGGTAAAGATCCTAAAGGGGGTCTTAATGCTAAAGGTGTTGCTAGTTATAGAAAAGCTAATCCTGGTAGTAAACTTCAGACAGCCGTAACTACAAAACCTTCTAAGCTTAAAGCAGGAAGTAAAGATGCTAAGAGAAGAAAAAGTTTTTGTGCTAGAATGTCTGGGATGCCCGGACCTATGAAAGATGAAAAAGGAAGACCAACTAGAAAGGCTCTTTCTTTGAGAAAATGGAACTGTTAAAAACTATATAAAATGAAAACATTAAAAACTTGTAAAACAGGCTGTGGTAAAATGAAATCCGGTGGAGCTGTTAAGAAAGTAAAGAAGATGGCTCAAGGTGGTCAGATGTATGGTATTCCTCAAACAGGAACTACAAACTACAGTGCGCCTACTATGAAAAAAGGTGGTACTTTAAAACCTGTTCCTTCTGATCAAAAAGGTTTAGCAAAATTACCAACTGCAGTTAGAAATAAAATGGGCTATCAGAAAAAAGGTGGTACTGTTAAAAGAAAATAACTATGAAGGCACCTGCTAAATTAAAACCTATGACTGGTCGTATACCTGCATCTGTTAAAAAGCCTATGCCGGTAAAATCAGTAAGTAAATATTCACCTGTTCCTAAAAAAATGAAAGAAGGTGGTAACTGGATTCAAGGTGCTATTAAAAAACCAGGGGCTCTTAGAGAACAACTTGGTGTAAAGAAAGGTGAAAAGATTCCTAAAGCTAAATTAGCTGCAGCAGCTAAGAAAGGTGGTAAGCTTGGTCAAAGAGCTAGACTTGCTATTACTCTTGGTAAAATGAATAAAAAATAATACTAGATGTTAAATAGTACAATTGAAATAAAGATCAAGCAACGGCTAAATAAATTAGATAGCCAGGACTATGACAACATTGAATGTTGGCAAATAGTTGAGGCATTTAATAAAGCACAAGTTGAGTGGGCTAGAAGACAATTGCACGGAATTAATATTACTAAAGAAGGTGATGAAGGTTCTACTAGAAGAAAAGATGATCTTCAAGTTTTGTTAAATACAGAAGCACTTAGTCTTACTGATAAAGAGTATTATTACTTTGGTAAACTTCCAGAAGATTATTTACAATGGAAAAGAGTTGATGCTTATGCAAAACAGGACTGTTGTGAAAAAAGAAGAATGACAGTTTATTTTGCAGAAGAAGGTAACTTAAATGTATTACTTAGAGATAAAGCAAAGCAACCAAATTTTGAGTGGGCAGAAACATTTGCTACTCTTATTGGTAATACTACACATATTTATACAGACGGCAAGTTTGAAATTCAAAATGCTAACATTATATATTATAGACAACCTATTCAAATACAAATACAAGGTTGTGTAGATCCTTATACTAATTTACAATCTACACAAAATGTAGAATGTGAATTTAAAGATGATATTATAGAAGTAATCATTGATGAAACTGTAGCTATTCTTGCAGGAGATATTGAGTCAGGCAACCAATTCTCAAGAGGTACGGAAGCAGCAGAACGTAACAATTAACCATGGAAAATAAAACAAGATTATTAAAGAGAAATCCAGAACCTGCTAAAACACTTAGCAGACCACAAGTTATTGTTACTCAACCTAAGAGTGAACCAGCTAAACCTGAACCTACTCCGGATACAGGAGTTGGTGGAAGCTCATTAGATACAATGACAGCAGCATGTGCAACAGAGATGATGAATGCTGCAGTTAGTTTTCATAGATTACACTTACAAGTTAAAGGTGAGGGTTCTTATGCAGCTCACAAAGCATTGGGTAACTTCTACGAAGGTTTACATGATCAAGCTGATAAACTTATAGAAGGATACCAGGGAGTGTGTGAGAAGCTTCTTACTTACACTAACATGCCTATCAGAACTTTAGATAATACTTCAGATGCTGTAAGCTATCTTAGAGATTTATATAATGTTGTAGGTAAACTTCAGGCTATGATGCCTTACTCAGAGATAGTAAACAATCTAGATCTTGTTAAGGATTCAATTAATTCAACAAAGTATAAATTACTTTTCTTGAAATAATTTTTGAAAGTTCAAAAACTTTCACTATATTATAGTATATATTTATAAATTAAAACTTAGAAAAAATGGCTTATTTTAATCATGCTTTTGAAAAAGCATTCTTAGGCACAGGAACTACCTTAACAGGATCGGGTGCTGCTCAAACGGTAACCAAGTTGGATGGTACCACAATTGCTGTTAGCAGTAATTTAGGTTATGTCACTACTGATGGTGTACCAACTTATGGTTTAAATCAATTAAAAGCTGCAGCTGCGTCTGAAACAGCTAATGGTTACTTTGGTATCTTTGATGCAAGACCAAATTCTGCAACATTTAACCTGACTATTACTCCATCTTCTTGTTGTAATGTATATCTTGCAGGTTCTGCAATTTATGACAATGACAAGATTGGTCCATTAGCTGGTGGTTACCAAGAGACTAACAAGTCTAAAATGATCAACCCTAAGTATATATCTCGTTTCTATTCAGTAGCTCCATGTTCTCCACAGAACAATGTAATCCACGTAGGTTCTACTTACTGGACTGCAGGTGGTGGTGTATTAATAGGAGCAATCACTACTCCAGGTACTAACTATACAAATACAGCTACAGCTATAACAGTAGGAACTACTACTACTACAGGTACTGGTTCAGGTTTGTTATTATCAATTACAGTAGCAGCTAATGTTCCAACAGTTGTTGATATTGTTGCTCCAGGTAAAGGGTATGCAATAGGTGACACTGTTACTATTAAAGATACTGATGGTGGAGCTGGAGATGCGGTGTATACAATTTCTGCTAATGGTGTAACTACTGCGCATTCACAAACTGGCTGTGGTACTACAGCTGAGTGTTGCAAAGAATTCTTATGTGGTGAAACTTACTCTTTGCGTTTAGATGTTAAAGGTTCTCCTGCACTTAGATTCTTAAATCACAATGCATATGCTACTGTTGATGCTTACACAGGTTGTTGCCCAGATGGTACTATTGCTCCAACTGCAGTTGACTCAACTATTGTAATGATTGCTTGGGCTGATGCAATTGTAAATAACCCAATTGTTTCTCCATTCATTCAACCAGTTGTACAAGCTGAAGATGGTACTCTTTGGTATGCTCCAGGAACATCTGCTGCTTTCTTAGCTGCAAATGGTGCTGATACTTGGAACAACTATGTACCTGGTGCTCATACTACTGGTGCTTGTGCAGGTCTTATCCTTAACGGTGCTTATGTTGACACTAGATTTGGTGATTGTACATTCCAAGTTTCTGACTTCTATGAAAAAGAGCCAGTTAAACTTTATGCATCTGAAGTAGATTACAACGGTGATCCTTGTGCATTTGAAACACTTTGTGTTGTTACTGAATGTCAAGGTCTTCAAGTACAAGGTCTTGGTGAGACAGTTCTTAGAGAACTTACTCTTTCTGAATCTTACAGACAAAACTTCTTAGCTACTGACTTCCGTATCCGTGAGATTACTCAAGGTAACCAGATAGTTACTGCTATCAACCGTTCTGCATTATACTACAGATACGTGCTTATTCACAATGTACCACGTTTCAATAACCCTTCTGGTACATTTGATAATGATCAGTATGCATTGACTATCTTCTCTACAGGAGCTATGTCAACATTTGTTACTGACATTACTAACTGGTTAACTGGTTGTGATAATCAATGTAATATTGAAGCATTCTCTTGTGATACTGAATGTGATGTTCCTGTGAACTTCCCTACACTTCCAGTGTACAACCCTTACAATGTAGTTTCTTGTAACTAAGAAGTAACAAAATAAAAATCAAAAGGGGAGAAGAGTTCTAAACTCCTATCCCCTTTTTTATTAAATACCTATGGCTAATCACGTATTAAGTTTAGAAGTTCCTACAGTAATGAATACTTGTATCCTTACAATTATGGATACTAGTGTTTACACAGATTTAATTCCTGTAGTTTGTGAGCAGTTAAATATTACTGTTCCTGGTTTTCAGCATTCTGTACAATTAGATGTAAATGAAGGATTCATTGAAAACATCACAGCATGTGATCTTAATCTGCAAACATCAAACTGTGGAACAGAATACGTGGATATTCCAGATGGTATTTATATTATCAAATACAGTGTTTCTCCTAATGATGTAGTGTACGTAGAATACAATCATTTGAGAATTACAAAAGCATTAAATAGATACTACAATATTCTTTGTAGATTAGATGTGGCAGATTGTGATCCGCCACTTAGAGTTAAGCAAAGATTAGAAGAGCTTGGTCTAATTAGAATGTATTTAGAAGCTGCTAAGTCTAAAGTAGAGTTTTGTCATGAACCACAGAAGGGAATGTCACTCTATAATTATGCATTGAAGCTACTTAATAAAATGGATTGTATTAATTGTTAATAACTTAAAAACCAACAACTTATGGCAACTTGCGCAAACTGTAAAAATAAAATGTCATGTGGATGTCAGAAGAGAACAGCATCAGATGGCAAATCAGTATGTTCAAAATGTGTAACCTCTTATGAGGCAGATTTAAAACAAAGAAAAACTTTAGCAACAGTATCTCAAACTAATCAAGTCTGGGGAAAAGATAGATATAAATAAATAACAATTATGACTGTACCAAGAGATGTTCAATTGTTCCCTTATTATAAATTTACAAGTTGCTGTGATGGTATTGTAATTTATTTTACAGGTAGCCTTTCTATTGTATCTGGAAATTATTATGCTTACCAGGGTGTATTTCCTTATGCAGGAACAGGTGGTTCACTTCAACCAAACTCTTGTTATTTAGTAGAATCACTTATAAGTCAAACAACACTTTCATATCCTAGTGCTCCACCAAACATTCAATTAAATCCGGCAACTGGTTGTGATGATGTAAAATGTAATGATTGTAATCCATTAACATGTGAATGTCCAGAAGGATATGAATTAATAGGTGATGAGTGTGTTCAACTAGTTAGTATTGAAGCTACATATACTGGTACTACTGTAACACTTAATTCCGGAGATAAATTTACATCATATAATAAATTTGGCTTAAGGTTATATCCAGATATTACATCTAATATCAAACCTTTATTGGGTGACGGAGCTCCATATCTTGTTATAGATGATAATGGTGCTGGTGTTACAATTACCCCTCTTATATCAGGGATACAGTCAACATTATGGGGATGTGAAACACCTTTAGCTTGTAGCACATTTAATCTACCAGCAAGTACTTATGGAGGAAGATTGAATATTGCAGGTTTATGGAATGATGCATATGATGTACCTAGTGGAGATGGCCCTGAATTAGCTTTTGAGTATTGTATAGATATTGCAGAATCAAAACAATATCTAGTTGGAATATCTGGAGATAATAAAGTTAAATTTTATGTTGATGGTATATTAAATGTATTTTTAGATTCATCAAGTTTTTCACAGACTACTCCTTTTAATTATTGGCACGTATTTCCTATTACATTAACTGCGGGTTCTCACATTATAAAACTTGCTGGTATAAATGGGGGTAATACACCAGCTGCATTTGCAGGTGAAATATATGATATTGATCTTGTTACATTTCAAGCAAATTTAACTGATCCTGCAGTAGGTGCTGGAAACTGTGGTAATATAATTGCAGATTTAGAACCGTATATTATATTTTCAACTGAAAATATGATTGGTCTTGATGTACCAGATCCAAATTCTCCAGGTGAATGGGAATGCCCTGATGGCTATACTTTAAATGAATGTTTAGGTGTTCCAGTATGTACAATTGAAACTAGGTTTACTTTAATTTGTCCTTGTTATCTATTGATTCCATGTGACGGAATAACACCTCCCTTTATAAGCAATACAAGTGGTTTAGATAATTATGTCAATCAATTTGTATCTGTTAGTTATGCTGACTTTGATGGTTGTGTTTATGTTGTTGATCAATCTGATACTAGCTGTGAAAATGCTGTAGATGTAATTATAGATGGAGATATTACATGTGACTGTGATACAATCTGTTATTATATTGAGGGGGCTATAGGAATTAGTTATGTTCAGTATATTGATGGTACTGATCAGTTATTACAAATTATACCAAGTGCTACACAACCATGGTTAATTTTATGTTCTAAAATTTTACCTATTGTAGGAAACACAACTAATAATTATACAATAACTGCATTAGGGGATTGTGTGGATAATGATTGTCAACAAAAATGTTTTAAACTTATAGACTGTGAAGATTCACAAAATATTCTTTATAGTACTTCTATTCTTTTATTACCTTACCAAATAAATGGAAATGTCATACAAATTGCTAATCATACTGAATGTTGGATAGTTGAACTTGTTGATGAAGATTGTGATTGTGCAATAGATGTTGTAGTTCTTGAATCATTTGATGACTGTATTACCTGTAATCCTGATCCAAATTATATATTAACTAATTGTGATGATCAAAATACAATTATTTATACATCAAATGATCTTAGTGCTTATGTAGGTCAAGTAGTAGAGCTTGATCCAGATTGCCCAGGTTGTTGGATTGTAGATTTATATCCTTTCCCAATTCCATCTGATGTTTCAGTAACAGTATCTCAAGCATATGATGATTGTTTAGCATGTAAAACAACATATTACTTACTTGAGGACTGTGCTAATATTGAAGCTGACATAATAACATTTACAGATTTATCTGCTTATGTTGGTCAGATTATCATACTAGAATGGTGTCCAACTATATGTTGGCAAGTATCTGTTTCTCCAACTAGTACTGGTGCTGGTTTACTTGGAGATATACAGAATGAGTTTGACACTTGTGAAGAATGTTTAACTAGTTTTCCATGTATATGTTCAAGATTAAAAAATCATGACACAATAAGTCATAATTATGATTACTTAGATTGTGATGGGTTAGTACAGACTATTACATTACTTTCAGGTCAAAGATCTGAAAGAATATGTATGGCTCATTGGCTTATATCTTATCCTACAGATTATGTAGAATATTTTGGTAATTGTACTTTAGACGGTGATGTACACACATGTCCTCCTCCTGTATATCCAAGAAGATCTTTAAAGCCAGGTTATAATACTCCTCATTGTTCTACTTGGAAATATGAAGAGATTTCATGTAAGGCAGCAGAAGCATTATATAAGCAAGTACTTGAACTTAGATATGGTATTAGCAATTGCTGTCCTGAAGAGGATCAACAGTATCTTATTAAAAAACAACTTATAGATTTAAAAGCATTGGTTAATCCAGATTATACTTGTTCAACTCCATCATGTGGATGTAATACAGGATGTGGTTGTGGTGGATCCTGTGGAGGTAGTTGTAGTACTTGCCATTCTTAATTAATTTTTGTATATTATAGTAATAGAAGAAATATGAAGCCACTAAATTATGATAACTCACCTTGTAGTCCAATCTCAAGTAATTGTGTAATCTGGCAAGGACCAGACATTCCTTGTATTAAACTATGTGCTGGTGATACAATATCAGATGTTATTTTTAAATTAGCAACTGAATTGTGTACAGTCTTGGATACATTAAATGTAGCTAACTATGATCTTTCATGTTTTAATCTAACTGCTTGTGGTCCAAATGATTTTCAAGCACTTATTCAGTTTTTGATTGAACAGATTTGTGCTTTACAAACAGAAGTTACTACAATATTAGATCCGGCAACAAGTCCAATTACTAATGATACAACTAGATCTACAGGTGCAGATGCTTTAGTAACTATAGCTCCTTGTTTTGTTGTAGGTGGTGTTACAGTAATGACTGTATCAGAATATGCTCAGGCAATTGGAACTAGGGTATGTTCTTTAGTAACTCAAATTTCTACAATTAATTCTAATATAAATAGTTTAGATGTAAGAGTTACAGCATTAGAGTCAGCACCAGCACCTACATTTACATTACCATCTATTTCTGTAGATTGTACATTAAGTGGTACAATTGTTTCTCCAGGAAACTATACAATTGATGCTGTTTTAAATGCCCTTGTTAATGATAATACATATGGTTACTGTGCATTAAAAGCAGCAACAGGAGAACCTGCAGCAATTGCGTCTGCAGTTCTTTCTCAATGTATTGCAGATACAGATTTATCATTAGAATTTGGTACACAATTTCAAGTTGCTTATGCAGGAAGTTGGATTACTTCTGGAAGTCTTAACACAGCAGCTGATGCTATTAATAATCTTTGGATTGCTATTTGTGATGTTTATACTTATATAAGTAATTATTCTGTTGCTGTTGATAATACATCAACTATTAATTTAGACAATACTGGCAATGTAATTACAGCAAATATTACAGACACCGGTTGGGTTAATCTTAATGGTTTTGCTTATTATTCTGGAGTTACTAAACCTCAATGTAGAAGAATTGGTAACCAAGTACACTTTAGAGGTAATGTATATATTCCTCTTGAAAATCCAGCTTCTCCAGGAAGTGTTGTTCCGCTTACTGCACAAGATGCATATAATAGTGTAATTGGTTGTACTGTTTGGAGTGGTGTTGGTGGATGTACTATTATGGGTTCTGGTGGATTACAATTTAATAATGGAGCTTCCGTAGTTCCTACATCAATTACAGCAAATAATTTTGATGCACTGTATAGATCAGGATGGCAACCTATTGCTAGACAAATAACTATAAACAGTACTAATGGTACAGCTTTAACCAGTGTAATAAATATTTTTATTACAGCTAATAAACAATTAGAAATTCAAACAGTAGCTGATATTGAAGAAGGTAGTGCACCAACAACTTTGTATGGTAATAGTCCATTTAGATTTATAACTTCAAATGTTAGAATTGGTGAATATTTACCAAACTATATTGCTGCTGCATCAGATATTCAAAACGCACCTTCTAATGCTAACTTCCCTTTGCTTTCAGATACTTTTAATGCTACCTGGGATTTTAGTTGTGATGCAGCTGAGGCAGATCAACTTGGTGGATTTGAGTTTAGTCTAGATGGTATGATTACTTACTTAGATCCATGTAATACTGAAACAGGTTTCTCAACTGTATGCCCATAATAATATAAAGATATGTCACTAAATAAATGTCAAAATTGTGGGTGTGAGGATAGTTTCTTAACTAGTCCTGCACCATGTCCTACACCAGCTGGATGTCCTACCCCAGAACCATGTTATACAGTTACTGATTCACAGTGTACAATATATACAGGTCCTGCAATTGTTTGTAATGGAGACACAGTAGTCCCTACAAATACAGACATGGCAGAAGCTCTACAATTGATTGTAGCATACTTCTGTCCAGCTCTTTAAAGAAGTTACAGTTTGTTGGTTTCTGTGACAACAGCGCAAAGCCCCCGCACTAGTGGGGGTTTTGTTTTATTCTTATATTTGCTAAAGTGAGTTATTTTTAGTATATTAATCTATATAGTATGAAAGATTTTAAAACCCCAGATCTCAAAGCTCCACGTTTTAGACCAAAGGTTCATAATATAGCAAATAGAAAGTTCTTTGATAGTTTTAGAAAGAAGTATCCAAAGTATAAAGACTTAAAGGATTCAGAGCTTAGAAAAATAATTAAATATTTTAATAAGCAGGCATATCATCTTGTAGTTGAGAATAGAGATGGTATACAATTACCTGAGTCAATTGGTTGGATATTTATTGGCACATGTCAAACAAGTGTAAAAAAGAATATTGACTTTGCTAAGTCTACTAAGTATGGAGTAACAGTTACAAATAAGAATTGGGAAACAGATGGTAAACTAGCTAAAATATTTTATACAAATTATGCTATTAAACATAAAATGAAAAATAAAGAATATTGGGGATTTACAGCTTGTAGAGATTTTAAAAGATTAGTATCTAGAAGTTATCCTGAAAACTGGCCAATGTATATTGTTGTGGATCCTCATCAAAAAATAAAACTAGACTATCAAAAAACCTATTATAAAGATCTCTTACAAAAAAGAGAAAAGGAAGCATTAAAAAATTACAATGACTTTGAGTTATGAGTACAATTGGTGAATCAATATCTAGAGTTAGAAATGCTCTGAAGGCTGTTAAAGAAGATGCTTTTCTAACAGATAGAACAATCTTTTTTGCTCTAACTAAGTATGCTCAAACTTTAATAAAAAGAGAAGACAATCAGTTTAAACTTATGAAGATAAGTTCAATATTTCAGGTGCTACCTTATATTGAACTTATTGATGTAGATAAAGTTGAAGCTGGCTGTATTGGAGTTTATTCAGGTTGTTATTTTAAAAGATCTAAAAATAAAATTCCAAGTATTTTAAATGGAGCATTTGGTCCAGTTATACGTACAGTGTCTTCAATAGATGGTACTATAGAATTGTATAGAACAGAGCCAGGTATTTGGCTTTCTATGACTAAAACTACAACTTGGAAATATAATAGAAACCTTTATTTCTGGTACTTAGATGATTATTTATATTTTCCTAATTTAGATTGGGAAGCTATTAGAATGGAAGCAATATTTGATGGCTATGTAGAATCATGCAGTTCTGATCCTTGTGAGTTAAGACAGGATATGCCATTAAGTATTCCTGCATATTTATTTTCTGAAGTGGAACAATATACAGTAAAAGAACTTTCAATGAGTTTACAAATACCACCAGATACTTCTGATGATAGTCAAAATATTCTTAGATAATGGATTTTAACTACACACTTAAATATAGAACCTTTGATGAACTATTACATGACGTAATGGTAGATCTTAGTACTTTTTCTTTAGAGAATATGATTGAGCCACAACAATTAATTAAGCTTGTTAAAAAACTTAATTATGATTTAGGTTTAAGAATCAATCAAACAAGAGAAGTCATTTTAGATGTTAATCATGGTAGAGTAAAATTACCAGATGATTTTTATACATTTAATTTTGCATCTATTTGTGGTCACTTTACAGAGCATGTAGGATATGATGGTTATGTAGGAGGTACAAATATTCAAGAAGTACCTTATGTAGAAACTCCAGCTAATGCGGACCTCTGTGCACCGGCAACAGTAAACTGCTCCGTATGCAACTCAAATCCATGTAACCATACTGCAGCATGCCCAGACAATACATGTCCTGCTACATGCGCTCCTAACGTTATTCCTGATGCTTACAATCCATTAGCACCTTATGGTGATACATGTACAAGACCAAGAGTCTTTATGAACTGTAAAGGAGACAAGTATGAAATCATTCAAGTTATAAGTAACCCTGGTACAACAAGAGTATACACTCAGCTTATTCCTTTAAGAATGAAAGCCAGTCAAGAAATAGAATGTGACTGTCCAAATCTTTATTGGAACGCTCCTAATGAAGGATGGATTAAAGGTGGTTTCTTATTTACTACATTTCAAACTGGTAAAGTATATCTTAACTATCAAGGTCAAATGGAGGATGAGAATGGTAACCTATTAGTTCCAGATCATGATTTACTTAATGAGTATTATGAGTATGCTCTTAAGTCTAGAATTCTTGAGAACCTTTATATGAATGGAGAAGATGTTGCACAGAGAATGCAAATGATTGAACAAAGAGTTAGAGCAGCAAGAAACAATGCTCTTAGTCTTGTTAATACTCCTAACTTTAGAGAGATGGCAGAAATGTGGTGGGTTAATAGAAAAGCAATGTATGGTAAATACTATGATATGTTTAAATCATATGATGTTAAAGGCTACAACAGAGTACCTGGATCCAACACAATATTATAATGGCAAAGAATATCCAGAATACATCTCAGAATGTTACTAATACATTTATTAAGGGTCTTAATAAAGACTCTGATCCTTCATTTGTGCAAGAGGGAATGTGGACACATGCTCGCAATGCTACAAATAATACAATAGAAGGTAACTTAGGAACTCTTTCAAATGAGTCATCTAACTTTTTATGTGCTACAACAGGAGCTACTATGCCTTCTTTTGGACCTGATCCTGTTGTCTTTAGGTATATTATAGGTGCTATTCAAATATTTTCAGATAAATGGATAATATACACAGCCGGACATAATGCTGGTGGAGTTGCTCTTATGTCTGAAATAGGTTTATTAGAAGAAGAAAGATGTATCTATAGACCAATTGTTCAAGATTCTTGTCTTGGATTTGATAAAAGATTTTTAATTTCTGGTTCAGCAAGAGAAAGAGAAGATTGTTCTTGGCAAGTATATTGGGCAGATGGTTTAAATCCAGATAGAATACTTAATGTTGGTGACCCACAAACATGGCCAGATTACTCATATCAATGGGAAGCTAATACTCTTATTAATCCTAATCAAGGATCTTATAATAATGCTATTAACTATTATGTTGACAATAATGGTAATAGACAACTATGGCCAGGTGTTGCATGGATTCAAGATTGTGATCCTTCTCCAGCATGTCTTATTTGTAATGACACTAATGAATTAGACTGTGATGCAATAAGATTAGCTAGATTAGTAAATACCCCTTGTTTAAATGTTAAACTTGGAGAAGCTGGAGGTAACTTAAGAAATGGTACTTATTTTGCTACAATTGCATATGCAATAAAAGGTCAAAGAGTAACTGATTATTTTTCTCCTAGCAATACACAACCTATTTATTTTCCAGATGATTTACAAGGAGCAATAACTATTGATATTGAAGCTGACACAGAAAATTTTGATGAATTTATATTAGTTGTTGTTCAAAATATTAATCAAGGAACAGTAGCAAAAGAAATTGGTATATACTCAACTAGAACAAATACAGTTGAATTAGATCAAATCAAAGATGAATTAATTACTGTTCCATTAGAAATTATTCCAATAACTAATCCTGTATATGAAACATCAGACCAAATGACTGATGTTAACAATTACTTGTTAAGAGTTGGGCCAAGATCTAAATTTGATTTTAATTATCAGCCTTTAGCAAATCTTATTAAAACTAAATGGGTATCTGTTGAATATCCTGCAAACTATTATACTAAGGGAGGTAATAAAGGAAGTTATTTAAGAGATGAGGTATATGCTTTCTTTATTCGTTGGGTGTATAATACAGGTGATAAATCTGCATCATATCATATTCCTGGAAGAATAGCAAAAGATTATACCTATATTAGAAGCGGTTCTAATGTTCAAGTAACAGGGAATGAAAGAGATGAAGTTGTTCCTAATGGTATTCAAGACTTTAATACTCTTACATCTACAGATCAATTATTTGAATCATATAATACAGCTAATTTAAATGGTAACCCAAATATTTTAAATACTATTTTACCAGATGGTGGGAAAGTTATTGCATCTGGAGAAATGGGGTACTGGGAATCAACAGAAATATATCCAGACAATCAACCTGAAATTTGGAACTCTAGTCAATACTGTTGGACAGGATTAGATGGACACGCAGGTATAATAGATCCTGTTATAGGAACAATTAGTTACTTTAATGACTTATGTGGTTTACCTATTAGACATCATAAATTTCCTGATAATTATCTAAGTCCTAACACATTGCACTATGAACCTGCAGCAGGTCAAAATGATCCTAATCTTTTAAAGATTAGATTGATGGGTGTAATATTTGAAAATATACCATTACCAAAAGATAATGAAGGTAACGATATTCCAGGTATTGTAGGTTATGAAATCTTAAGAGGTTCAAGAGAAGGTAACCGAAGCATTATTGCTAAAGGTATGATTAATAACTTTAGAACTTATGAAATTAAAGGAGATGTGCAAAGAGATAGATTAGGCCTGTATGCTAACTATCCTTTTAATACAATTAAGTCTCCGCTAAATACTGGAACAGGTAGCCAACATAATACAGGTTTTAATGATCCATATATTAAAACATCTCCGTATCAACAGTCAGTACCTAAAGAAATTATAAGTTTCCATTCACCAGATACAATGTTTAGGACTCCATTCTTAGAGTCTACTGAATTAAAATTATATGGTGCATTGTCTGGTTGGTCAGATCAAAGATTCCAAGAACCAAGTCAGCATCCTAAGTTCAAATTACTTAGTGACCTTACTATGACATTTGCTTTTGTAGCTGGTGTAGCGGAAGGTTTAGTTTCTATGCTTGGAAGTAAAAAGATTACTCAACCTGGTGCAAGTTATACTAGAATGTTTGGTCCTGATATAAGTGGTGGTGCTGCTGTTAATACAATTAATGGACCAAATGGACCTATACCAGGTACTATTGTAACTACACCAAGTAATATTAATACTAATATTGATACTACCACTGAAGAATACACAAGTGCTGATCAAGGAACGGTTCAGACTGACCAAGTAGGTAACCCTGGAACACCATTACCAAACTCTTTCTTTGGTAAATTAGAAGCTTATTTTGATTTTGGCAGTATATTTACAAACACTTCTCAAGTTACAAATACTATTGAACCTATTTTTGAAGACTTTAATTATAAAACTGGTTTTAAAAAAGGAGGGACTTTTACCGCACCTTCAATTGAAACTGATATTTCAGCTGCAGTATTCTTAGGAGGTGCCACAGGACAAGCTATATTAGCTGGTTTAGGTATAGCAAATAAATTTTTATATTACTTTGCTGAAGGTACTGATGTAGCTCTTCAAGCTATTTATGCATTTATTAAATTTGATCAGTATGCATTACAAATGATATCACATGGATTATATGATTCATTTATATCTCCTATAAGTTTACAAACATCAATTGTAAATGGACAAGTAGTTCAAGATGCTTATATAACAAGATTTAGAATTGGTGATGCTTTTTATATTAGAGATAATATTCAGGAAGTACAAACATTTGGACCACCAGCATCTCAGAAAAGATATAGCATTAATAACTTAAAAAGATCTGATACAGTTACATTAAGAACTTTAACAGGTCCTTATGCTGTTCCTGGTTTTCCACAAGGTGCTGATGATGGTCCAAAATATATTCTTACTCCTGGCGGTATATATTATGATCAGTCTCTTGTAACATTATCTTATTTTGATAATGATGCTTCAGGACAAGGCAATGCTTGGGGTAATGCAGGAAATCCAAACTTTAAAAATAACATTGATACACCTTTCTCATTACCAATTGCAAGTCATTATGGTGCAATTAAAATAAGAAAAAGAAATCAGTATGGACAACTACAGTCAATTAAACAGATAACAATAACACCATGTGAACAAAAACTATCTGATTCTTATTATCCTTCACATACTACTACTGAACAATATTTTTGCGCTGCTGATAGCTCAACATATTTTATTAAAAAAATTACAATGACTCCAGTGTTTTTTGGAGGTGACACATTTGTAAATAGATATACAGAAAAGAATACAATGTTCTTTTTCTATGATTGGTTATATAGTCAACCTGATGGTTTTGAATTTAACTATCTACTTAGGCAGATGATACCAGAACCAAGATTCTGGGTTAACTCTGCAGAGTATGATTTTGCAGAATTTTCAGATTTATTTGTTAACATATTTACACCAGGTAACAATCCTCCAGGTACGGGTTGGAAGCCAACTAATTTCTATAACATGGATTGTAATAACTATGATTATAGAGATGATTCAATTTTTAATTATCCTGGACTATTTAGACCAAAAGATTGTTATTTCTATTTAACTGCGTCAGCTGTAAGAGATTTCTTTGTTGAATCTGAAGTACTTGTAGATTTTAGAATTCAAGGTATTACTGATGCTGAAAAGCATTATGATCCATATAGATACACAGATCTAGATGCAATGTTTAATATGGACCCCCAAATTATTACAAGAGGTAATGAGTATAGATATGATTACTCATTAAGTATAACTAAAGCTTTTAGTCAGTATTTTTCTGCGGGTAATTTACAGAGTAGATATTATGATCCTTTTGTAGCACAATTATGTTATACTTACTATCCAGATAGAATCATTTATTCTTTACCACAACAACAAGAAGCTTTTAAAGATAGTTGGTCTGTATACTTAGTAAACAATTATAAAGAATTCAAGTCTCAGATTAGTGGTGTTAAAAGTGTAAATAAGAGTGGTATTATAATTACTTTTAAAAATGATAGTCCAATAATGTATCAAGGTGTTGATACACTACAAACAGATCTAGGTACTAAGATTACTATTGGTGATGGTGGATTATTTAGTCAACCTGAACAATCTGTAGTTAACGCTGATAGAGCTTATGAATATGGTTCTTCTCAAAATAGATTATCAATACTTTCATCACCAGCTGGTATTTATTATATCTCACAAAACCAAGCTAAGATATTTGCATTTGGTCAAGGATTAAAAGAGATATCTCAGATTGGTCTTAAGTGGTGGTTTAATAATTTCTTACCTTATAAGTTAACTGAAGATTTTCCTGATTATCCATATCAAGATAATCCAGTTTCAGGTATTGGTTGTCAGTCATTGTATGATAATGAGAACACTGTAATTTATTTTAGTAAAAAAGATTATAGACTTAAACCTGAATGGAAAAATAAAGTTGTTTATGTTCCATTAATTACTTTTGGTAGAAAGAAAGGACAAGGAGATTACTTCCAAATATTAAATCTTGACGGTAGTGTTCAACCAGGAATATATCAATTAGGGGATCCTATTTTATTTGAAGATGCTTCTTGGACTTTAAGCTTTGACCCTAAGAATGAACTATGGATTTCATTCCATGACTGGCATCCTAATTTATCTATTCCAACTAAGAATACTTTCCTTACTACAAAAGGAAATACTATTTGGAAACATAATTCAGTATGTGATAATTTTTGTAATTTCTATGGTACTCAATATCCTTTTGAAATTGAGTTACCTATTACAACCGGACAAACGGTTACCACAATGAAGTCTGTAGAATATGTTCTTGAATGTTATAGAAGAAAAGCATTTAATTGTATTGATCAGTTTCATGTATTAGATTATAACTTTGACAGAGCTGTTGTATATAATTCAGAACAAGCGTCTGGATATCTAAACCTTAATATTTTTCCTAAAAACAATGTAGTATTAAGCCAAACATATCCTCAGTTAAATCAATCTAACTTGTCTTCTTTTGATATTTTATTTAGTAAAGAAGAAAATAAATATAGATTTAATCAGTTCTGGGATATAACAAAAGACCGCGGAGAATTTCCAGTTGGTTCTGATTATCCACCTACTGGACCAGTAGTACCTGGAACTACAGTGCTTCAAGGTAATTATGATGAAAACATTCTTTGGAATACATCATCTAATGGTTATATAAGAGAATTAAATCAAGGAAATCTAGACTATAATAAACCTCAATTACAAAGAAAGAAGTTTAGACACTACTTAAATTACTTGACCTTGATTAGAGAAAATAGTTCAGATACTAATATGATTTTAAAACTTGTAAATACTAAAAATCAAATATCTCTTAGATAATGAAAAAGTTAAAAGTAGATAAATCTAAGATTGCTGGCAAAGGATTGTTTACCACAGATACTTTTGAGCAAGGAGAAATGATTGGATTGGCACATGAGAATGACCAACCCAGTACTTTTATTGGTAAGTACCATAATCACTCTGATGAACCAAATGCAGTAAGTATTAAGCTTGGAAATAAAAGATATATAATGGCTAAGAGACCTCTCAAGAAAGGAGAGGAGATTACTACTAATTACAGACTACAACCAGAGTTAGAACAACCAGAAGATTTTGCAAAGGGAGGACTTGTAAAGATGCCAAAGCCTAGTAAGCAAGGTCTTGCATCTAAAAAGTTTTCTAAAAGCTTAGAAGCAACAAATAGATTATTTACTGAGAACTATTTATTTTCTAAACCTAAGTCTAAAAAGAATAAAGTATTTGATCCAAATGCTAAATATGAAGACGGAGGATTTTTACCTATGGCTGAATATGGAATGCCTTTAGGTGCTGGAATATCTCAGAACTACCAAGGAAGAAGAAAGTTTATTCATCAGGATGGCGGAGTAATATCTCAAGAAGATATTGATGCTGCTAACAATGCTATGATGAAAGCAAGATTAGCATATGCAAACATGCATGGTAATCCTGCTGCACAGAGAATGGTTGTTGCACCAGACCTACCTTATGACTTTGGCAATGGCATGACAGGCACACACTATATGGCATCTATGGATAATTATGCAGTGCCACAAATTCAAGATATTGATGGTCAACTTATGCTTGGTGATTTTGGTCCTGAGTCTGCAGAAGCAATTAGATTTGACAATCCTGAAGATGCAATGTATTTTGCAGAACACTATAAAGAAGTTACACCTGATGAATCTTATAGACAAGAAGAATATGCAACAGGTGGTGTAGCTTTTCCATTAGATCTCAATCCAGAGACTATGAAAAAATATAGAGAGGTTCTTAAAGTTCAAGAAAATTCTCTTAAATCTGGATATAGAAAAGCTGAAGATAAATGGTATCCTCATAGAAGTCCTGAGGGTGGTGCGGATACAGTTGGATTTGGTCATAAACTTATAGGACCAGATGCAAATAAATACAATAAAGGCTTAACTACAAAAGAAGCTGAGAACTTACTTGATTCAGATATATTAAAACATCAAACTGTTGCTGAAAATCTAATAGATAAAAAATACGGTAAAGGTACATTTGACAGTCTTCCTCAGGATTCTCAAATGTTACTTGTAGATTATGCATATAATGGTGTATTAAATAGTTTTCCAACAT